CAACGATTTGACAGTCGTTAACCAAAGGCGGAGAATCATTAGTCAAAGCTATAGCAGGAGAAGCACTGTCAGATCCCGCAGTTATGTGAGTTATTAATGAACATGAGTATTTCAGGTAAGCATGATCGAAGTTCTGGCAACATGCATGAGACAATTTCATCCAAAAATACGACACAATTATCATTGTAGGTTCTTGACCCAGTAGAGAAATAGTGCCCACTGATCCAAGGAAGTGAGTCATATATGTGAATCCCGTAGTTGGTGCAGCTGATGAAGATAATTTCCATATGCTCATAGACTCAGCAACCCAGATTTTCCTTTAAATGAAGCTAGAAGAGGTTGACTTTGCAGAACTGAGATAAGCAGGCTTTATTATAGGCAGTGTTGCTATGATATCTTGCATGGCCGATTTCTACTTGCACTTAAACTCCTTCGTAGATCTTCTTTGTGATTTAAATGCATCAGCAGTGTTCTATACGCATCACTTTGATGTCTCCAACAGTGCTTCTGACATGCTTCAAATTGAGCGTGAGACGAAAGATCTACATATTGCTCACACATCGATCTCCATGAAAGTCATTGGAGGGCAGGAAATTCACTCTCACAGAGCTCAAAATCTTAGTAGATACACTACTTATTAGCACGACAACAACTGCATTCAAGTTGACATGACAACGACTAGCATTGGAACAGTTGTCTTAACTGTTTGACCAACATTGGTTATGCATGGAACGACCTTAAGAGAAAACGTTGTTGCAGACACCGCTTATTTGGTCTCGTGAGAAAGTGCTAATACACTGAATGGAGCCATTATGGTAGTTGATAACTATCCCATAGGAGCTGAATATGTATGAACAGACAATCACGCAAGAGCTAATCCGAAAGCTATTGCATTGCTCAAATCAAAACCAGCACTGTTAAACTCATGAACTCTCACTAGTACATCACACATCTATGAGCTACCGAGCTTAAATAAAGACAAAGAATCTTTTAAGGACTTAATAATGGAGAATAAAGCAGAGATTCTCTTTGATCTTTCTTTCCCGACGCAGTTAATGAAATGCACGTTAGAAGAAGTCAAGATTGCCTAAGCTGATGGATAAGTGTTGATGTCACTATGAGCTGATTCAAATTCACCAGATGACTAATTGACTGCTTTTGTCCACACATGTAATGCCACACAATAGCTAACAGTTAACCTGAACCAACCATAAACTCAATGGTCCAAAGTGCCCATGCGTGATGCTCTTTTAGCCTTGAGCCCCGACTTAAAATGCACTTTCCTATAACGGCTAATCGCCACCCTAGGGGGGCCTTGAATTGTCTATCCTTTACTCACTGTAGGTACCCTCACTTTGGGCACATTAATCTTCAATAGAAAGTAAAAAGAGTGGAATGCAGGTTTTAAGTGGTCTAATCCATGGTCTTACCTTACTGTTGGCACTAGACCGCTGCTCTAATCTCTAGCAACTTGCTTCGGCTTTACATTGATGGCTAGTGCACCCAGATTCTTATGGTCTTCGGTTAAAGCATGGTTATGGCCTAGTTGAGTGAATTATGAACCCTTTTGATCTGCTGGATAGATTATCTAACACCTATAGACCTGAGC